AGGGTTGGCTATCGCAAGGTATGCCGGCTCGATCTACCGACCTGTCCAATGCTACGGACAGAGCACCTTTAGCGTTCCAGCTGGAGTATCTCTCCAGGCTTGGTGTCCCTACGCGTTGGCTCCAGTTCTACAAGAGCTGTTGCGAAGGCGACTGGCGTATAACCAAAACCAGGCGACCCAGGCAGTACCGGAAGATCCGATGGACTGTCGGGGCACCCTTAGGGGTCTACCCGGTGTTCTTCTCTTTCAGTCTCTGGCATCACGCTGTCGTTCAGGCTGCTTTTCAGCGCTTACGGCGACGTAAGGTGAGAGTGGTCATAACAGATCCAAGGACCGGCGTAAGTCGGGTTAGTTGGGTCTACCCGTACGTTCTGCTCGGCGACGACCGCGTCATCATGGACAACGAAGTCGACGACCTAGTGGTCTCGTGGATGAGGTCATGGGGTATGAAGATTGCGGATCATAAATCCCTAACTTCAGACTCTGTGGCTGAGTTTGCGGGTCGCATCATCACTAAGGATAAGGTGGTGAAGGGGTTCAAGTGGAAGGGGCCATTGTCGGACGAGTCTTTTGTAGACTTCGCCAGACAGATGGGCCCCCGTTCCCTCCTCCTCGCACGGCCGAGACACCGAAAGGTGCTCTCTTTCATCGCGGATCTGCCTGAGCCCATGGGCTTGGGTTGGAACCCATTTGGCATCCCACTTCAAGAGAGACTAAACCACTCGATTGAAGCCGCGTTCAATAGTGACGAGAGGCGTCGGACTTTCTCGAACAGAGAAACTCGTACGAACAGGCTGCTCTATATGAGCGAATGGGCTACGGTGCTTGCCTCTGGCAAGTCCTTCCCTCCTATTAACGTGAGAGTCCCTCCCGACCCCGACCAGGGGTTCGAGCATGTCCTCAAAGCCATGCTTCCGGGTCTCGTCGACCTGGGGGAAGCGGTCTGGCCCAACCTTCCTCATGTTGCCCTCGTAAGAGGTGTGCCTGAGGAGGCTGCGGAAGGCTATCGTGCATTGTTACGGTCCCATTCGGTCGTCGAAAGACGATCGGACGTTTCCACTCTGGAAATGCTTGAGCGGAAGATCCGGCGTGTCCTTCGACACAGCCGATAGGCCCCGTTCCCTCCATTGGGAAGGGTGTGCACGTCTTGAGTATGACGTTAAACCACTCCGTCCTAGAGAATGGCACGCCGGTGTCATAGACGTTAA